TCTTACGATAGAGCATCACATGCATCATCAGGGTCAAAGCCGATCAGGGAAAACTCACCATTATTATAATTGGTTTGATATCCTAGATCACAGGACTGGACAGGCGTATCAGGTCAGCCATTTCGTAGGTGGCAATGGGAAGAATACCCCAAAAGGCTATAGGCCAAACATATTTGAAAACGAAATTCCCACGGATGCCCACCGTGGGTGTGGAGACAAGCCCTTGGGCAAGGCAACCTCAGTGCCACAACAAACGGACAGTGGCAGAAAGGCAATGATACCCATGCTTAAAATGGTGTCAAAGCAGCGTCAGCTTAGCGCTGGCCTAACAGTGGAAGAACAGGTGGCTAACCTTTCTTCTCTCATCAAGAACCCACCTCAGAACTCTCGCGTGATTGAAATGTCACCGAAACTGGCTGAGTACGTTCTTGAAAACCTAAACATTGGCAATCGTAGCAAGAAGACCGAAAAAATTAAGGTCTACGCCAATGACATCTTGAACGGCAATTGGTCGCTCACAAACGCCACACTGGCCTTTGGGTCAGATGGCTACCTCAAGGACGGTCAGAACCGACTGAGCGCCTGTGTAAGGGCTGGAAAGCCGTTTAAGACACATGCAATCTTTGGTATAGAACCTGAGTCCTTCATCCACATGGATGTTGGGGCAAACAGGTCGCACAGAGATGTGTTCACAATCATGGGTACACCGTACCCGTCAGTGACGGGCGCGGTTGTTCGTCACATTGTTGCGTTCAAGAGCCAGAAAGCCAGCACAAAGAACGTGAAAATGACAAATGATGATTTGCGTAGTTACTACAATGATGAAGTCAATTCATCAATGTTAGAGTTGGCAATCAAGTTGGCAAAGATCACAAAAAAGAACACGCTGATCCCAGTGCCACCACTGGCAGCGCTGTTCTACATTGTGTCGATGGAAGGCAACCTTGAAAAAGCAAAGTCATTCCTTAATGATCTTGCTGCGAACTACGGAAAGGGTGTGCGCTCACCAGTGCGTAAGCTGTTACACACTCTCACCGAAATTCGTGTAGCCAATCGCAACAAGGTCATGCCTGATGTGATGTCAATTCTTCTGGCTCGCACTTGGGTCAACTACAAAGAAGGTCGGGCATCAACCAAGGTTGACATGGTGATCGGCGCAGACGCTGCAATGCCTAAACTCTAGAAAGGAAAAGGGGGGCAGGGCTTTTACACCTTGCCCCCCTTTGTCGTGGTTTGGAGGAAACAACATCACGTTGTATTTATAAAATTAGACTATCGTACAAACTCAGTCAACACTAAAACACTCTACTGAGGCAGCGGCATATCCAGCCTTGTCAAGATAGCTGTCCCAATGGTTTGGTGTCTCAATCAACCGCGCTGTCTTTACCAAATCCATCATCAAGCCGTGGTCTAGTGGGGTTATCTTTTCCCCATCTTTTAATTTGTGTTCTAAATATGCACTCCACAAAGACGCTATTCGCGTCCAATTTTCAATTGGCGGGCCGTAATGATCTCCACGCGCATCAATCACGGCCTTTGCTTCATCAAGTAACATTTTCCCTTTTCTTTCCATGCGCCCCTCTTAAAATGGTACATCGTTTTTGTTGTAAACCGGCACATCTGGGAAATCATCGTTATCATCCCCCATGCTGTACCTTGAAGTGACAGGGTTAAAAAACAGTTCTGCTACGCCCTGCTTGCCAACCCAGCTAAATCTACATTTCCAGACATGCACCTCACTAACAGCGGTGGCAATCGGGTCTGGTCGATGAACCGACAGGCCAATGTCGGCCTTCGCAAACCAAGCCGCGCTTCCAGAGATATCATATCCTTTGGGTGCGGGAACCTTTCCATCTGTTCCGCGCATCATCTTTGTCGGATGAGCCACAAACCACAAGTGAATGCCGTGAGACTGAGCGAATACACGCAGTTGCGTAAGCATCTCGCTGATCCAGTCTGTCTCAGACATCTCGCCGTTCTTTTGGATGTAGTTGTATGGGTCAATGACAGCGCCCCTGATACCGTGGCGCATCACCGCAATCTTCAACCTCTCAACAATGCCATCAATGGTCGCCATCGATCCATCATTCTGGTACAGAAAACTGAAGTGTTCACGGACAAAATCCTTGCCGCGATCCAGTTCCTCTTTCGTGAGCCGTGGGGTCATGCCGGTGAAGAATGGTTTTGCAAAATGCTTGCTGATTAACTTGGCTATGTGCAGTCGTGGCTCATTTTCAAAAGAGCATATCGCAAACTTCCAACCCTTCTCCTCAGCTAGGTTAACCATGATCTGGTCAATAAACTCAGACTTGCCGGATGATGGGTGTCCTGTGACTACAGTCAACTGGCCTTCCACAACGCTATAAAACTCATCGACATTGCTGTATCCGGTTGACGCCCCGCTGCCCATTCCCTTTTCATAAATCTCATCCAGCTCATCATAGAAATGTGAGGCATCGTAAAGACCTGCTACAGGCCAAGGAATTATTTTATTTACGACTTTTTCTAGACCCTTCTTCCCGTGCTGAACGAGAACATCGTTGGCATCCTTGCAGCCCTCTGGAAACTCAACCTTCCAGCACTTGTCCTTACCGATACGCCGCGCTATTTCCTCTGCCATAGCCTGACCAGCACCATCGGCATCGGTGGCGATAATAACTCTATGAGCGCCCTCAATCTTTTTCTTTGCGTCCCAAAGAAACCTAAACTTGTTGTCGTCTTGCGGGTCAATCTTGCCGTTGACAACCTTCATCACAGCGCCATTTGGTACTGAAACAACGCTCTCAAAGCCAGCCTCCATAAATGCGAGAACATCCATTTCGCCTTCGCAAATGAACAGGTCGTCTCCAGATACAACTGAGTCTAGATTAAAAAATGACGCTGGTGCGCCGTTACAGGCAAAGCCCTTGTCGGACAATGATCTAATTTTGGATGCGTACATCTGCCCCTGATTGGTGTAGGGAAACACAACGCAGTCTGTTTGGCTTTGCAAGGCTCCTATGTAGTGAACCCCCGACTTGACGTTTGCTCTCTTGGCTGTTTCTTCGGATATGCCGCGCTGTTTAAGCCAAGTTAATGTTTTGTTATTCAAATCGTCCCAGTTGTGTTGAACAGCTAGTACCACGTTGTTGCTCCTCTTTGCAGAAATGAATCGTTCCTCAAGCGCCACTACACCATTGGCGCTACAGTGCCAACAGTTGTACAGAATGCCATCGTCATCAACCTTCAATGACAATGTGCGCTCTCTTTTTTTCTTACGATTTGGCGAACAAATGGGGCATATGATTTTGTGTTGCCCCTCGCCCACACGGAGGGCTTCCCCCCTAATAAGCAGATCAGTTTTCATTTTTAAATCTCCACGACACATCCACGATATGCCGAGGTGATTTCACTGTCAATATGGAATTTTGCTTAGGGGCGCTAAATGCATCTGCTAGTACATAATGTACTATATGGTACATAGTATATATATATATATAATATATATATGGTACATATGTACTAGGGTACTAATTTGGTTTTTTGTCAATCAAATCTTTTAGCTTCCTGCCCTCGTATCTGGCAATAGGTTCCTTTGCTTCGAGAATGTAGATGAAATTATTTTTCATCTTTTCCCAGTCCATGTCTGCAAGGTCGCAGACCGTGACAAAATCATCTGTCTCTATCCACAACTCGACTGCGCCACGCTCTCGCTCATCATTCAGATAGGCATCTGAGATAGCTTGGGATATCACCGCTCTCCAGAGGAGACACTCTGATGATCGTTCTTGGGTTTTCCCTATCAAGCCCCCAGTAAATATTCTTCTGCTTAACTTGGCGGTCATTGTTATAAATCACTCCTTGCATCAAGTCCAATATCAGGCTTTCATCCAGATCAGGCCTTCTTGAGGCATAAAAAATTAACATCTCAACTTTTACATCTTCCATGAAAAGCTGGTCAAGTTTTTGACACTGTGCGAGAAATTGTTTTGCATAGTTTCTTGCCTTTTCAGACTTAATAGAAGCTGGCCTTCCTCTGATAATGACGATCTTTCGGCTATTTGCCTTTGATGCTGGCTCACCGACTATCTGAAATGTATGTTCTCTTTTAGCCATCTTTACCTAAATTTTCTTGTTGACTTCGATTTGACCGTTTGATACAACGAAATTGGAAGGAGACAACTATGGAAATCACCAATAATTATTCGCTACCGCAGTCCTTTGTTGATTTTGCCAGAAATGACAAATATAGCAAGGGCAAAGCTGATATATCTGTTACAACCTTGATAGACAGCCCGCGAGTTAGGCTGATGCGAGAGCATCATCACTCTGCTCGCACTGTAGATGTCGTTGATAACATATGGGCTTTATTCGGCACTGCTGTTCACCACATCCTAGAAAGCACTGAGCCATCGGACAATGTTGTCCTTGAGGAAAGGCTTTTCACCAAGATCAATGGGTGGATTTTGTCGGGCGCTGTTGACCACCAAAAGATCGATGGTCAAACTGTTGAGATCACGGACTACAAGGTAACCAGTGTGTGGTCTGTGATACATGGCAAGATAGACTGGGAGCGCCAGCTTAATGTTTATGCCTACCTTGTGCAGAAGAATAAGGGAAAGAAGGTTAAGAAGCTGTCTATCTGCGCCATCCTTAGAGACTGGAACAGGCGAGATGCGGAGAATAAACCAAACTACCCGCAGGCTCCGGTTGTGATAGTAGATATACCTATGTGGCCTGAGATGGATAGAATTGAATACATTCATGAAAGAATTAAATGCCATCAAGGCGCTCAGAATGTTTACAATATTACTGAGGGGATTGATGACACATTTGTGCAGTGCAGCGATGAGGAAAGGTGGAAGCGAGAAGACGCTTGGGCTGTAAAGAAGAAGGGATTGAAACGTGCTATGCGTGTCTTTAATCTTGAGAGTGACGCTGATCAGTTCGCATCAGAACAATCAGTGCCGGTCGAAATAGAATACCGTGCCGGTGAAGCGGTGCGTTGCGTTGGCAACTACTGCGGTGTTGCTGATTTTTGCTCACAGTTTAGAGGAGACAATAAATGAGCAGTGTATGGGAAACATTATCCAATATCGATGTGAATGAACACACCGAAAAGAAAAATGGCCTAACTTATCTTAGTTGGGCATGGGCGTGGGGCATTGTAAAAAAGCATTATCCCAGCGCCACGTTTAAGAAAAATTTGTACTACCGTACAGATGATGCACAAATACCTTATATGGTTGATGCAAACGGTTATGCGTTTGTTTCGGTTACCGTGGAGATTGAAGGGCATGTTCAGACGGAAGTCCTGCCAGTCTTAAACCACGCAAACAAGCCAGTTCAAAATCCAGACAGCTTTCAGGTCAATACAGCGCTACAAAGGTGCTTGGCAAAATGCTGCGCTATGCATGGGCTTGGTCACTACATTTACGCTGGCGAAGACTTGCCAGAGGGCGCTGAGCGCAAGGTTGTTGTGGAAAGCACGACAGGCGAGGTTAAAGAGGTTGAGGGCGTTTCCATGGTGGCTGATGTCTTCAATACATTTATTCCAGAATGCAAAACAGTTGATGAGTTGCGCGGGTTCTGGGGTTCAAATAAGGGCGCTATAGACGCTCTTAAATCAAATGACGAGGGCTTGTACAATCAGGTTCTTGCAAACTTCACATCACACAAAGATAGTCTCGAAGCCAAAGGAGAAGCGGCATGAGTAACGATTACCCACCATCAGGTGTTCTGTTCACAAATGACAGAAAGCAAAAAGCAAACCAGCCCGACTACACTGGTGACCTAGAGTTGTCTGACGAGGTTGTCAATGATTTGGTTGATCAGATGTCTCGCGGATCATCTAAGCCAAAGCTACGTCTGGCTGGATGGAAAAAGACGAGCAAGAAAACAGGGAAGACGTTTGTCTCTCTGTTGGGCAGCAAGTTTGAGGAGCGCCAACAGCAAGCGCCTCAGCCTCAGGCGGCTCAGCTAAACGATGACGTTCCGTTCTAAAAGGATACGTTCTAAAAAATATCTACAGACCCTGCGAGGAACACCCTGCTTGGTCTGTGGGTATGGCGCAGAGGCGCACCATATCATGTTCGCAGAGCCTAACGCTATGGGCATGAAAGTTGGAGACAATTGGTGCGTTCCTCTGTGCCACTCTTGCCATATGAAGCTGCATGCTTTTGGTGACGAGAGAACTTGGTGGGATTTACAGGGTGTAAATCCTAAAGAATGGGCTAAATTAAATTGGGAGAAATTTAATGACAGGAGCAATTGATGCGGTGGCTAAGGCCATTGATAGCGCCCACCATACCTTTGGACACTCAGTGCCATCTGATTTCCTCGCAGAGAGGGCTATTCTCGCCATGAGAAACCCAACGGACGATATGATGCAAGTCTTTGCGGCTTTGCCACAACACCATAACAGGCTGGATATGTGGTGCGCCATGATCGATGTCGCCCTTGGCAGAATTAAGTTAGCTGATGAGGTGCAAGATGAAGAACGTAGCTGACATGACAATTGATGAATTTCGTGTTCACATGGAAGACACAAAGCGCAGGGTCTTTGACTATAAAAGCGACTTTTATAGGACTGATATAGACCGCAGAGAGATAGCCGCGCAGACCAGAAGATATGGGCCTAATTGCAAGCGCGGGAACTTTCAGGGAGGGCTGCAAAAAACATACAGACAGCAGCTTAGAACACTAAGCGGTCTTGTGGCTAGTGGGGGTGGTAAATATGAGTGATGTAAGAGAAGCCGCCGTACACTTTGAGGCGGTCAAAACATCTATGTCTCAGAGCAAGCAAGGCACTATATTGCGACTTGCGTTACACCCAAACGAAGTTCCACCAAGTCTACACACTGACTGGGTTGGGGCTAGATACATGGTGGCTATGGTTCGCATAGGTGACGATGACCAGCCAGTTGTTAGCGATGAACAGCGTGAGATTGAGCGCCTTATTGCCAGCGCCGGTATGCTGTGCCGGAATGACGAGTTTGCAGAGTTTCTGCATGAGCGGGGCTACATGGGTGACACGGCATACATTGAAAGCAGCTTTGGGGAAAGGGAAGGTATAACAGTAGAAACCCTCAGAGATACACTTGGCATAACAAGTCGATCAGAACTAAAAACAAACTCCCAAGCTAGGGAGAAATTCAAATCTTTATCTGAGGAGTTTATAAGATGGAAGCAGGGGTACTCACAATGAACAATGACTTTATTGACATGAAAGAGATAGCAGCAATGCTGTCTATTAAGCCAAAGTCTGTGTACTACATAACACAGAGCGACACCAGCTTCCCTAGGCCGTTGGTTATTTCACCAAGGATCAAAAGGTGGAGAAAGCAAGAGGTTGTTAACTGGATAGAGTCTAGGTTAAATCAAAAATAATGTACCATAGTACATTTTTGTAGCACCAAAAGGTTGGTAGACGTTTGTGTCTACCAGCCTTTTATATTTTGGACATAAGAGAGTTTGCCCTGATCATTATCTCTTTTTCTTTTTGATCCATGCGCTCAATGATTACCTTCTTCTGCTCATCAGTTATGTAATCGCTAGCGGCAACCTCTTTTTTCTTTCGTATGATTTTGTTTCTAGCATTGTTAAGTGCATTTATTATGCCTGAGATACGCAGTTCTTCTTTGTATGCTTGCGCGATGCGCTCAGCCCTTAGCGTGTCGCCCTTCTTGCGGGCGTCAATGAAGTCCTTGCGCGTCAACAGCACTCTGTCACGCTTCTCTACAAATGAGCCAACATCTTCACGCTCTGACACCGATCCGATAACCTGTCTCAGAGCCGGTGTAGCCCGCAGCATCTCTTCTTCAAAATCGCCCTGCATTATTTTGGGCGCCGTGGAATAACCAAACTCTGCTGTTCGTTGAACAAATCTACCG